TTATATAGCTTTTTTTAGTTGCTTCTTTTGCTGGCATTCTTCCTCCCACTTCATTACATCAGTAGCGAGGTATCTTTTCATTGTCCCGCCTTCAGAACTTAAAGCTGGGGCTGGGAAGGGAATACCCCAAGGAGTGTTAATTTCCCAACGATTAAGTGTGCGTTTAGTAATATGAAACATCTCACACACATTGTTAGATGTCAGATATTTATCCACCTTACCCCTCCTTACTTTCCGCTTTAACTTCTTCTAACATGGCCTCAACTCTCTTTAATTCAGATCTACTGTGCGCTATACCGCCACCATTAATATCTAAGTAAAACTTTAGTAAATCTGCCTTGTATTGAAAGTCATACATCTTCACCACAATCTGCAAATCTCTAAATATTTGCCTTTTAGGTAGTTGATCAAACTTAAGACCAAAGACCTTTAATTCACCTGCAATAAACCTTCTGATGGCAGTTAATCTTTGCAAACCATCAATACACACCATTTGATCAAGAAGATCACAATCTTTTGCTCTCTCTTTTCTCCAAGAAGGGCAGTTGAATCGAATTGTTAATCCGCTTTCATCTACAATTAACCTCAAGACATTTTCTATATAGTTGGTTTGCTGTTTTTTAGTCCATACATGCCCACGTTGAAAATCGGGTACTAGTTCTACACCATGCGGAATATCTTCACTTTCACAATGCAACCATGTTTCAAGATAAGAAAAACTACAGTGCCAAGTTCTTGTGGGGCGTTCCAATGGATTAACAATCTGCCGGAACTCATCAGGTGTTAAACTCATCCCTCAGCTCCCCCTACTTGTTTTTCTTTAGCCCAAATTGCGTCAGCACCATCTTCCGTGAAGTAAATAGACATTAAGAAGAATCCATGAGGTGCCAATGGCTGCCATTTTGATAAATCTGCATCATCCATAATTTCATCAAACTCATCAGGAGATACAGTTGACTCTAAGTAAGTTTTAACTGTCACAATATTGAAGTGACGCTTAAGCTCATCCCATTGCTCTTGAGTCATAAACTCAGCGTCATCACCAAGAATATTTTTCAAGTAAGCGTCTACTTCCGGATGTGTCCATTCGCCATACTGGTTACGCACCACTTCAACTGGTTTTAATTGATTAATCATCCCTCAGCTCCCGATTCGCTTGCTTCTTGAATAGCGTCTAAAATTCTCCAACCATCTAACCGGAATACATCACTTGTAATGCCGCTGGCTTCCACTTGCTGTTCAACCATCTTTTCAATTGCAACAACAACTTCTCTATTTCTTGGCACAACAATGTGTGTATCTGGCACCGCCTGAGCTTTAGCTCTTGCTAACCAAGCAATTTCACTTGTATAAAAATCTGTTTCAAATTCAGGACTAAGATCTCTATAAAACTTGTACGCAATTGGGTCATTATTCTTGTACCAATTTTCATGAGCCAACTTTTCTTCATCTTCATTAAACATCGTTAAGCCCTCAAATATTCTTCTTTAGTCCACTCAACAAATTCTTTATAAAGCTGCTGAGCAGGTTTATTTAACCGGTTGTGATAGTCGATCGTTATGCGGCGCCAAGCGACTGGTACCGCATAATGCTTGGTTAGAAACATTGCTTGATCCATGCCTTGCCGGACTATTACATAGCCCAGCAATTGCAAGTAGTACATAAAACCAAGCATGTGTTTTTGGCTTACTTTCTTGTACTGATCTTTCATATTAGAAGCCATCCACTAATAGATAATCAGGCTCTGCTTCTGGTTGAGAAACTGCTGGATTTTCTAATTCATAGCGGCGTTTTCTCACATACCCCATTAGCTTCGATTGAATCTGCGGATCTCGTGCAGCCACGTCTATTTCCAAAGCATCTAGCGTTGTAAGGTCTGGTGCAGTTTGGATTTGAACCATTAAAGAGGGTGGCTCATTAGCAGATGCCTTTTCTTTTTCTAGCTCTTCAAGTCGTTTGTGAGTGGCAACGAGGAGAGGTTCCATTTGTTTGTCATTCCACGTACGGGTATATCGATAAACAGCATTTACCTCTTCAGGTGTTTTTGATTCTTTTACACGCTGAAGAAGAGCATCTAATGCTTTCAGATACTCAGGATCTACTTTAGGCTCGTTAGTTTCTGGAACTAACAGATCCTCAGATGTGGTGACATTTGTTTGTTCGGTAATAACAATTGTTGGTTGAGTTTCTGCAGAAATAACGTCGCTAGGCTTTTCTGCTTTTGATTTTTTGCCTCGCTGTTTTTTGCGCTCTTCACCAAGGCGAACAACGCTAAGATCATTATTAATTTCAAAACCGAGTGCTTTTGAAAATGCTTTTAATTGAAGCTTGGCATTTTCTGCATCACGTTGAACGAAGCCACTGTTAATAGAATCAATTAATGCGTTAGTTTTGAAATCTAAAACATAAACCGTAGGTGAATATGTACTGATTACATAAACTTCCTGACCGTCTTCATACTCATCAATAGTTAATGGCTTTGTGAATGTAATGCCAGCCAGTTCAATAGTTTCGATTTTGATGCAGAATTCAAAACCCGGTTTGCCAAAAACAGAAGCGGGGAATTGATCTAAATCGGCAAAGTCCAACATGTCTCCGGCTGGACGACATAGAACAGTTTTACCGTTTTGAAGAGCTGCAAATGCTTCAGCTGCAGTTAGTAAGTTAGACATAAATAGCTCTCCTTTTAGTGATGTAACGACTGTTGTTGTTGAACTTGCTGAGGATTGTTTTTAGGCGCCCAACCCATCTGATCGGCACGTGCTTGGCATGCTCTATTGATACCTGCCTCATACGTAGTACCTTTAAACTTCTTAATGGCAGCATTTAAAATGTTAGTGTCTGGAGCATCTTTAATTGCTTTTAAAGCATCTTGATATAGTTGATCCTGAGTACGAGGTGGCTTCTGGTTACCACTCTGAGCAGTTGTCTGGTTATTCTGGTTTGAATTTTGACCTGCTGGGGTTGAGGCATTTTGCTCTAGATATGCATAGTCATAGTTATATAGATATTTACTTCCATCAAAGTTACCGAGGTAAACATCAGCTGCCACACCAATAGCTTTAAACGCTACACCAAGAGCATCAGTAACGGCCTTTTTATAACCTTCATCAATCGCTACTAATTTGCCTTTTTGAACTTCAACAATTGCTGAACCGCCGTTGCCGAAAAATTCCTCACCCCAAACACCATCAATCTTGGTTTTTACTGCTACTTCAGCAAAAGCCATAATGGTTCCATCTGGCGCAGTTTCGGACCACAAACGCACATGTCTATAAGTCCAGCCATGACCAACAGGTCCAAAGGCCTGAGTCATAGCCATTAATCGCCATTGAGGGTTAATATCTGATTTACCTTTTAAATAACCAAACTCAATTTTTTTAAGAAAATTGGTAGGCGTTTGCTTAACTGCATTCCAGATATGTAAGTTGTCTTTTGAGTTTTCAGTTGTCATTTTTCTTATCCTCATCTAGAGCCGGTGAAGCCGCGTTTTTGCTTGTAAGCTTTGCGGACATAAGTAGGGATGTTTGTTTCACGCAGTTTTATAGCGAGCTGCTTTCTGCGCTGAAAATCGATTTCTTGGGTGAGTTCATTCCAAACTTTTGGATAAGAAGTTTGGAACCTGAACACATTTAAAGGCGTCTTAACTCCGTCTTTAACTTTGTAAAGAACTGAGCCATTAGCATTAGATGCGTACACTTGCCAGCCAATGCGGACAGAGTAGAGACCCTTATCATCACGGCCTAAAAATGACTTGTAGCCGTCAGGATGTTTTTTGAAATTAGACATGTTCAGCCTCCTTACATTCGCATGTACCAACAAAGGCATACGTAAGCGGGCTAGGAGCATCAACAGGTGAGACGTCCTTAATATTTAAAGGAATAATTTCTTTGCGATATTTAACTAAAACCACATCACCTTCACGGCAATTGACAATTCCTTCTCTTGAAGAAAAACGTGCAGATTTAGAAGATTGGGTTACTCTGCAAAATGAAACCTCATCACCAGCTTTGATTTTTGAACGGTCAACAGGAATCATCTTCTTGCAAGTAGGGCAGTTATAATCTTTCATTAGGCTGCCTCCAACCATTTATTACGGTCGATATAGCCCGCTAATAAAATATTTATGTTTTTATGGTCGTCATGATTGGTGAAATCATTCCAAGGTTTGCCGCTTAAGTCAGTTACTGACTCAATAGCAAGGTTAGTAATTTCAGCCGCTGTAAAATCAGATTCAGCTACACCATAGCTATCAGCTACGCCGTCAAAATCGAAGCTTACGTTTAATTTGAAGCTGTCTATGCGGATAACAGCTACACCAGTTTTTTCACCAGTTTGCTTAATTCCTAAGAGTTCATATTCAGAAGCAACTACTTGTTTGCTTTCATATGAGTAATTAGAAGGGACGCTAGAATTAGCAGTTCGATATTCACAAGAACTCAAGGATACAAGTACAGCAATTGCTGTAACTCCAGTTACCTTGTGCTTGTTTGAAAAGGTTTTTACGTTCATAATTGATCTCGCAGTTTGCAAAAGCACATCGGACCTGGGGAGGGGCGGTGTGCTTTTTTGTTGTCTACGAGACAAATACTACTTTAAGTAGAAATTAAGTCAATACATAGTAGGAATTATTTCCTACTTAAAGTTGTATATTATTAGTTTTAAATAATAAAAAACCCACAAAAAGTGGGTTTAAAGTAAAAAATTAATAATTGGTTTCAAAGAAAATAAGCTGAAATTCAATAAATATCTCGGTACAAGCCAACCACTTTTCCAACAAGGCGGCAATCTTCGGAAAGTTTAATAATTTTATCAGGCCAGTCTGGGTTCAATGGTTCCAAGAATTTACTTGTTCCTTCGCCCTCAATGATAAGCCTTTTAAAAGTCGCCTCTGAATCGCCAGCGCAAGCTACAATTACAAGATCATCTGTTTTAAGATCAAATGTTTGAATGTCTGGATTCACATATATTCTATCACCCGGTAGAAAGGTTGGAGCCATAGAATATCCTACTACTTTTAAAGCATATCCATTTTTCCCGCATCTTTTATTTGGCGGTAAATATTCTTCAATTTCCGTATCTTTCAAAACTGTCTCAATCGGTGTAAATGAACCAGCCGCAACCCAAGAGATTACTGGAACCCTGCGTCCTTCGAAACCAACTTTATCTGATAAATCAATATTATTGTCTAACTTAGTGCCATGGTCTAAGTAACTAATTTCCACTCCAAAAATATCAGCCAATGTTTGTAGCTTTTCAATTCTTGGTTTAGCAGAACCGAGTGTATATCTACGAGCCATCTCATAAGAAACACCAATAGCATTTTTTAACTCATTGATAGTTTTAATTGGAGAGTCTTTTGCCTTCATCAATGCGTTGAGTCGGTCCGCAAAGTCTTTGTATTTAGCGTCTTCCATCAAAATAGGCTTCTTTTCTACTGTGGGTAGAATTTTACTATCAATTTTTAGTTGCACCAATTCTATTTTTGGTAGTATATTTCTTTCTACTTTAAGTAGGTTTTTTGGTGTCATTTATGACTACTCCACATGAAGCATTTAATAACGCTGTGACTTTTGCAGGGAGCATCTCAGCTTTAGCTCGAAAAATAGGGGTTACACCTTGGGCTGCTAGCAAATGGAATCCTGAGAAAATTCCAGAAGATCGCTGTTTGAAAATTGAGGAAATTACTCAGGGTCAAGTTAAGGCAGAACAATTACGACCAGATATTAACTGGGAATATGTTCGCAAGAACCTTAAGAAGCAAAACCAATCCGTGAGCTAATTCTCACAAATTAGCAAACGTGCGTATACGTGAAATTTAAAGAGGGATTCACATATGAGTGAAATCAACTTAAGCCCAGAGGCTAAAACAGCAATTTACAAGATGATTCACCAGTCACAAGGAGTTACGCCGCAAGAAATTGCAAACGTACTTGGTGACTCTTACAAGAGCGTACTTAATTACGCAAACCCAAATATGGAAAGCCATTTACCAAGTATTAAGAAGCTTGAGGCAATGATTCAGTTTACACGCAACCCAGCTTTAGTTAAGGCATGGGCACACATGCTTGGTTATGTTCTAGTGCCAGCTAATCAAGTGGATGAGAAAGGCCATGAAGTCAGCATTGTTGAAACCTTGCTACATATAAATATTAACAATGGCCAAACCAATCAACAGGTCCACAAAGTTTTAGAGGATGGAGTTGTTACACCTGCGGAATTAGCAGATACAGAAGAAATCTTAGAAGAAATGGAAAACCACATTCGCCAACTTCGAGAGGCGCTTAAGTCGGAAGCTGCAACTTATATTTCTAAGGTAAAGAAAGAAAAAGCCTGATCTGGTCCATCAGGCTAGTTAATTCAATTACTTGCTAGAGGAATCGAATATGCAAAACAATTTAGCAAATCAATCGGCTAATTACAACTTACCAGAATTTCTATCTGGTGACGTTGTTGTACTTACTGAAGAGTGCCGCACTTTTAAATCAAATGATTTGTTTGAAGTTAAAAACAAAAACTTGACTAGTTTATGGACCATCAAATCAGAGAATCATTTGATTTTAGTTACGTCAAAAGAAATCCGCACAGCAACAGTTGCAGAGCTCAACGCTAAACGCCGCCTAACAAAAGCTGAGCAAGCATTAGCGGAGGTGTCATGAGTACCTTTGAACAACAACAAAAGCATATTCAATCCTGGCATGAACCAGCATTAAGAACTTTGTCTGGTTTGTTGAAAAAACGGAAGGAAAATTTAGCCCGCCAAAACCGTGACGAAAAAAATGCTGCTGTAACACGTGATGAATTCATGCAGGCTTTGGTTGACGAGCATGGAAAACATGGGATTTATCTTATTCATGCTGGCCCGATCATCTCAAGTTTATATCGAGCTAAACGGATCCGCTATTTGGGTAGCACATTCATTCAGTTGAATGAAGAGGGGGATAAATGAGTCTAGATGCAACAGTTTGGGCTTGGAAAACCCGTCAAAAACAAAAGGTGGGTGGAGCATTAAAACCACTCAAAAAATTAGTCCTTCTTTCACTAGCCGATCGAGCTGGTGAAACACATGAATGCTATCCAAGTATTGCTCGTTTAGTTGATGACACGGAAATGGACCGTAAGACCGTTTTAAAAATCATTGATGAGTTAATTGAAGACGGATTTATTATCGATACTGGTAAGCGCGAAGGTAAAACTAAGCAGGTAAAAGTCTATCTTTTGATCGGAGTTAAAGGTCGGGAAACCGTACCAACAAAGGTACACTTTGACACGGAAAATGATGATTTAAACAATACCAACAATGGAACAGTTCCAACAACGGAACAGTTCCAACAATTCCATGAAAGAGTCCCAACAATTCCGTTAAACAGTCCCAACGTTGGGACACGGAATCTTTCAAAGAATCTATCAGAAGAATCTAAAAATAAAAAAACATGGTTGAGTTTGAAAAAACTTGGTGAAGAAATTCTTTTGGCAACTGATCAGGAAACTTACGAGCAGATTAAAAATGCGAATTGGTTCGATCGAGAGTTACGAGCATTTGAACTCTACAACGCCGAGAAGAATCTTTGTGATGAACTCATGAATTACCACTTTGCAGATTGGTTAATCAACGCATGTGGAAAATATCAAGCACGTGAACAATCTAAAAAACCAAATTCTGGAACGCAGGACCGAGTCCCGCAGGGAGAATCAAATACTCTTAGTTCAAAACAGATTTACTCATTTGCTCAAAAACTTTCTGTACATCCTGAGTTTGCAAGCAAATACGCTGAAGGTAACGAGAGCTATGAACAACTTGCTGCACGTGTCGCAGTGAAACTTGCAGATCCAGAGCAACAACAAAAATTGATGCCATACCTCATTCAGGTTGGATTTCAACAAAAAGGTAAAGGAGAGGCGGCTTGAATAAATTCGAGATTTTAGCGTGGGGTTTACTCATTTCATTTTTTACAGCAGCTATTAGCGGTGCGGTGGTTTTGTGGTGGTTGGCGCGTAAAGAACATATTAAGAAAGGAATTCACCAATGAAACTAACTAAACAGCAACGTGCTGAGCTAAAACAAAAGTTTGGTGGACATTGCGCTTACTGTGGTGATTTGCTTGGCGATAAGTGGCATGCAGACCATATCGAAGCAGTGAAGCGAGATTTAATTCATGTTGGTGGTGGCAAGTTGATTTCAGGCGAAATGACTAGACCGCAAAACGATACTTTAGAAAACATGAACCCTGCATGTGTTCCTTGCAATACAAACAAATCGTCTATGCCGCTGGAAGGGTGGCGAAAGTTGCTTACACATTACCGTGATGTGCAGTTATTACGTGATAGCACACATGCTCGTCATTTACTTCGTTTCGGTTTGATTGAAATTAAGACAAAACCTGTGACGTTCTTCTTTGAAAATTATAAAGGAGCCAGTCATGAGTGAGTTTGAGGGTAAATCTGGAAAGTGGGCTTGGGAGATTCAAAAAGAACAACAAGCGAATCTGGATGAGCTTAAAAAATCAATAAGTGAAATGGCTCAGAGGTACAGAGTTGAGGCACATGAATTAAGTCGTATAAGAGATTTTGAAAAGTCTCAGATGTATAGCCATTTTGCTAGGGAGTTGGACCATTTGCTGAAGGGTGGTGCTTGATGTCGTCAGTCAGCATTGCTGAATACCGCAAGTTATTTCCGATAAAGAAAAATAAAAAGCGGCGTTCAGCAAAGCAAGTTGCCAGACAACCAAGTGTGGGTGAAATGGTTCTGGCAACGCATTTAAGAGCATGCAAGATTGGTTTTGAACAGGAATATAAGTTCCATCCTGATCGTAAATGGAGAGCAGATTTTTTAATAACGGGTACAAAGATTTTGATTGAGGTAGAAGGCGGGATCTGGAGCGGAGGCCGTCACACAAGAGGTAAAGGTTACATCGGGGATATCGAGAAATATAACTCCGCAGCAATGATGGGTTTTACAGTTTTACGGTTTAGTACAGAGCAAGTTAAAGCAGGCGTGGCGATTAAACAAATTGAGCAATTGGTGGGTGAAAAATGAGTGCAGTTTTAAAAACACAACAAATAGATTGGTCTAAATATACTATTGACGGTTGGTTAGAGCAGTTTGGCGCATGGTGTGAAACAGTTAGAATGAAAGGGGGTGATTTGCCAGATGGGCTTCATATCAATCAAATTTACTGGTTGATGCGTGAAGCTGGCAAAGAAGTACAAAAAAGTAAATCTTATATTCGATGTGAGATCAGTGATTATGAGGCGGATCAAATTCAAGCACTTTTACGAAGTCTATTAAATTCTGATAAAACAGATTTTACAACTAAGTTTGCATTAATTTGTTTAATTAAAAATAAGGTTGAAAATAAAGGATTGTTGAAGGTTGCTCAAGAAACAAACCAATCTAAAGCTCAGGTCGCAATTATGGTGAGTTGCGCTAGATTTTATTTATTAGGTCATGATAAAAGATTAAGACAAAATGGAGGTTCAAATGAAAACATACACTGTAAAACTATATGAAGGCGTTAGTCGGGAGAAAGTTAATGAAACTTTGAAATACTACCCTGATTATTTTGGTAAAATATCAATAATTACAAATGTAATTAATAATAAATTGCAATTAACACTAAAAGCATTTGAAGGAATCGACGTTATAACTGCCAATGATCTAATGATTAAAATCGTTGAACGTTTAAAAGCTTCTCAATTAGTAGAAAAGCATAATTTAGACTTGTTGACTGTCTAGACGCTTTATGGCATATTTTTGATATAGTGGACGAAGTATAAGTAATTCACTGATCTAAAGCTCATCGTTTGATGGGCTTTTTGTTTTTATACTTGCTAGATTTCAATTATGATTTAAAATTAAATCAGGTGGCTCGTCGCCAAACATCGCCACCTGAAATTCTATTAGAAATGATAGTTATTTGTTTGTGTCACCTCCATATTAATTAATTGTAGAGTTGATATTGTGTTGTACTGGTGGTGGGCACCAAGCGCCACCAGTACAATCGTTAAAAGCGCCCCTTTTCTTTGCATTAAGTAATGTTCCTTTGATTTAATGGTTAGATTTACACCACACATTAGCTGTCTTCATCCTAAATACATGGTCGTTACATTATAAATCATCTAAATTGAATGCTTGTCTAAATGTTAAGCGTTTAAGAATGCCCACTTAAGCATGTTTATATTTATGCTATAGTCCAGTCTAATTAGAATTTGGTACTTAAAATGAATATCTGTGTTGGTGGTGAACTAGATGGGCAAAAGATAGAGAAAGAAGGCAGATTACTAAAAGCTTCTGATATCGACCCATCTTTTAAAACTGAGTACTACAAGCAAGTTTTTAACCGCGACAACATTAACTATCATTTTTGGCTGCCAATTGGATCTGACTTACATGATATGTCTGAGAAAGTTCTAAATATCATTAGATCACCTAAAAACTAGTTTTATCGTTTGCCGGACGTATTACGGCGCAAATGGCCCCGCTAAATATCGATTATTGGCGGGGCTTTTTATTAAATTTTAATTGAATTTGCTAAGGATAAAGATGTATAAAAATATTATAAAATCCAATAATTATATTATTAATTCAATAATTTATTTAAAATTAAATTAATCGAATTTAAACAATATTTACTTAGATGATGCATTAGGTAACTCAAATAAACATGATTTTAGGAGAATAATTAAAAAAACGGAGTACAAATGCTATGAATGAGAATGTAGAGCTAATAAATTACATTGATGTAGCTGAGACAGTTTACGAACGGGTATATGAAAATAATAAAATTTCAAATAATTTGATTGTTAATCTAAATCGCATTATGGCTGAGATAAAGAATCAAGCTGCAGAAAAAAGACTCAAATTGAAGTACAGCTCAATAGACTTTGAACATTGTTTAAGTTTGCCTTTAGCTGATCGCAAAATAAAAGTAGATTTAAGCCTTATACCTCATTTTGAAGATCGTGAAGAAAGTATTTTGTGGTTAACTAACTTTATTGGAAAAATTTGTGAGCCCAGAAAGATGCAAAGACAGAAAAAAAATCTTCATTAA